CCTGGAGCATGATACCTCCAAAACAGTCCCGGCATATATCTTGGAAACATGGATTGTGGACCAACCAATGGAAGATAAATCATATTCAACATTTGGAATCGAAGTGCCAAAAGGTACGTTGATGGTGACTGCTCAGATAACTGATAAAGAGTATTATGCTGAATTGGTTGCCAATGACCAAGTTGGATTCTCGATTGAGGGATTCTTGGGATTGAAATTAAGTAATCAATTAAACAAATATAACATGAACAAATTACCTGATGGGGAGCACTTAATCGATGGCAAAATCTACGTTGTTGTAGATGGCGAAATCATTGAGATTAAGGATGCACCAGTTGTCGAAGAGGCAATGGAAGAGGTTGCAATGGAAGAAGTTGCACTCGAAGAAACAGTTGTTGAGGAAGAAGCTCCAATTGTTGAAGATGCAGTAAACGAAGAAATGGCAGTTGATCCCGCTTTGGATTCAGAGGCTATCCTTGCAATCATCACACCTGTACTTGAGGAAAGAGAGAAAGCAATCATCGCATTGATAGCTGACCTTCGCAATCAAATGGAGGAAATGATGGTAACTGAAACTGAAGTTGAAGCGACTGAAGTTAAATTATCAACGCATGACAAATTTAGTGCAGTAAGTAAATTTTTAAACCTTAATAATTAATCAATAAAAAACAAAACAAAATGAGCAGAAAATTAAAATTCGACTTGGACATTGATGCATCGGCATTATTACAAGCAAACAGCGAGGCATTCTATTCTCGTGCGTATTTGAATGAGGAAGTAGTTGATAACTACCGTACACTTCCTGGAGTAAAGTACAAAACTAAAATTTCAACCGTAACATTCGGTCAAGTTTTACAAGCAGAGAACTGTGGATGGAATGCTTCCACTGATGACCTTTCATCCGTTGAAATCGACGTATGTGGATTAAGTGCGATGGCAGAAATTTGTCAATTTTCTTTGGAGCAATCATTCGTTTCATTGCAAATGACTAAAGGTTCTAACGGTGATTTCACTGTTGCTTCTTTCATGGATTTCTATTGGGGAGAAATGGCAAAAACAATCGCTGAAAACATCGAGAAATTACGTTGGTTAGGTGACACGGATTCTGAAGTTGCTGCACTTGCATTGTGTGATGGTTATGTGAAGTCATTAGTTGCTGATTCAGCTAACGTGATTGACATCGCTTCACCGGTTGCTATCAACGCATCTAACGTACTTGCTAAATTGGCATTGGTTTACGCTGCTATTCCTGCTGCGGTTATCGCTAACCAAGGAGAATTGAGAATCTATGTATCAACACCGGTAGCTACTGCTTATCGTGCTGCGGTTGCTGCTGCGAATACTCAAGCCAACTTGACTCAAGCATTGGACTTCTCTTACTTAGGTATCAAGATGGTAATGTGTCCAGGAATGGGAACAACATCCAAAATTGTTGCTACGTTACGTTCAAATTTTTTGTATGCATTCGATGCTGAAGGTGATGGTAAAGCGTTGAGAGCTATCAATCTTGCTGACACAGTTGCTGAGCCGGTTATCCGTACTCGTGCAAACATGAAAGTTGGATTCACTCATGTGAATGGTGCTGAGGTTGTATTCTACAATGCTACTGCATAATTAATATTCTTGAGGGGATGAAATACTCCCCTTTTTTTTCAATATTTAAAACAAATAAAAATGGCTTGTGAAAATTTAGAATCCATAGTTAAGTCTTGCGACAACAACAGTGGTGGGATTTTCAAAGTGTACATAAATCAACAAGATAACATCGATACAATCGCATTCGCTGCGGCTCCTAATGAATGGACAATCGATGATATCACCTTAATTGGTGGTGGTGATTTATATACTGAATTTGAAATCCGCAGAAACACCGGAAGTTACACCGAAGATGCAGCGATTGACCTTGTCAATGGTAGCTCATATGTAACTGCAACAATCAGCTTGATGTTCCATCGCCGTGACCAAACTAAGTCACAAGCGATTAAGGTACTTGGTGCTGGTCAACAATACCTGAACGCAATCATCGAAGATGCTAATGGTAAATATTGGTACTTCCCGTATTTACAATTGAGTGCAGTTGGTGAAGGTTCGGGAACTGCTCGTGCAGATGGTTCGAAATACTCAGTGACATTGATTGCGGAGAATGATTTCCTTGCACACGAAGTTGACTCAACTATTATCGCAGCATTGATTGCTTAATTAATACTACACAAAGAGAGCCATCCATATCGGGTGGCTTTTTTTTATAAACATTTTTGATACTTTTCTTAATATAGTAGTATGATTTACATTGATAAAGGTGAGGTGAATTCAATTGTGCTGACTCTAACTGAGGTAAGTACACTCTCGACTCCTTATTATTTGTTCGTTTTTGAGAATGAAATGGATACCACCGATGCTCCAATACTATTCACAACATTAGACACATCCACTTGGAAGGAAAGATTCAACCTCTTCTTATTGGATGAGCCTGTTGATGTTGTGTTGGTCAAAGGACAATACCGATATTCAGTGTATGAATCAGCAATATATCCACCAACATCTATCCAGGACACAACGGGAATCGTTATCGAAGAGGGTAGAATGGTTGTAAGTGGTGCAATACAAAACTCAATCTACGATTAACATGGGATTATTTGACCGATTTAGAACAACAAAACAACAGTCACCGGAAGTAGTGGAAGGATATCAATCCTTTTCAACACCATTCCTTAAAATTGGCTCAGGGAATTTATCTCTTCCATATGTGAATGGGAGGCATCAAGCAAGTGGATGGATTCCATTTGGTGAGGCGAATTTATTTCCAAGCATTTTAAACCAATTGGTATATTCATCGCCACTGCATGGTTCCATCGTAGATTACAAAACAAATGCAGTCATTGGTGGAGGGATTGAATTGAGAGCAACCACAACAACGCCTCAAGAGTTACTTGAATTGTACACCTTTGAAAAGAAATCAAGGTTGAAAAAGACAGTTCGGATTACAACCGAACAATTGATTGTACACAATCGTGTATATTTTAAATTGTACTTTGATGATAAGATGAAGCTCACTCGCATTGAGAATGTTTCACCGGACAAAGTGAGAAGAGGGCAAAATCCAAACAACTACTTTATTTGTGATGATTGGGCATCAAGAATCGATGTGCGTGATATTCAAAGACATCATCCAACTTGCACTGATAAATGCCAACTATTCGTATATGAGGTTGAGTGTTTAGGTCAAGAGTGGTATCCGCTTCCGAAATACAGTTCGGCATTAAATTTTGCATATCTTTCGGGAGAATTAAGTTACTTCGCAAAATCAAACATTCAAAACAGTGTATTCCCATCATTCGCAATGATGTTCCCTAAGCGACCACAATCGGAAGAGGAGAAAAATGTACTTCGTGCAACCATCGATAAGATGAAAGGAGCAGCGAATGCAGGTAAAGCGGTTGCGTTCTTTGCTAATAGCTCAGACCAATTGCCGAAAATTGAATCTATTCCAACCAATCAAAACGATAAACTATTCCAGGAAGCATCGGGATTGAATACCGAGCAGATTTGTTTTGCTCACACAATAGATCCGATACTGATGGGAGTTCGCACAACGGGTTCACTTGGAAGTGGAAGTGATATCAAACAAGCATACGTTATCTTTGAGAAGAATGTCGTGATGCCATTACGGGACCAGGTGATGGATATCTTCAATGAGATACTCCGAATCGCAAAGGTATCCGCAGACTTCACAATCAACAATTTCCAAATCATCAATGAAACAATCGTTGAGGTTGAGGGCGATGCATCCAAAACTCAAGATGCATTGAATGCTATGAGTCCATTGGTAGCGACAAAGGTCCTCAACACGATGACAACCAACGAAGTTCGTGCATTAGCAGCCTTAGCACCGGTAGAAGGCGGTGATGTAGTTCCAACCTTACAAACACCTCAAGCATAATGTTATACTTCATAACCGAAACTTACCTCAAAACAAATACACCAATCACTGCCAATGTGGATGTGACTGATGTTACTCCATACATTGCTACTCAAGCACAATTGAGAGTGATGCCAATTCTTGGAACAGTCTTTTATGAGGACTTACTTGAGAAATACAATGCTCAGACATTAAGTAATGATGAGGAAGCTCTTGTTCTATTTATTCAACCGGTGATTGCTTGGCGTTCAGCTGAGGATGCAATCTTCGGATTGACATACCAATTGAAAAACAAAGGACTACAACAACAGTTCGGTGATAACTCATCAAGTGTATCGCGTTCGGATGTCGCATTCGGAATGGAACACTATGCTCAAAAGGCATCATTCTTTGAGATGAGATTGATTCGGTACCTGGTAAAGAACAAAGCGGAATTTCCTATCTTCACAAGTGATGAGAATCGCGATACTGATTTAAGACCTCAGATTGATTGTCATATGTGTGTAGGAAATTGCTATATGAACGGAGTGTGGTCATGTGGCTACCCAACTGATAATGGTTATAACAATCAAATACTAGTTTTGTGAGGCAGAATGTTATGATATTAATTGCTTCTTTTTGGGCGGTACTTTCACCGGTCATGCCAATGATTTACTTGGCTATGTTAGCCATCACAATTGATACTTGCTTCGGCATTTGGCGATCAGTAAAGAAAGGCGGTTGGAAAGCATTCCAATCTCGCAGATTATC